GTTTACATAGTCATATCTCTTGAATGAAGATACGCAGTATTCAATATACGCCGAGTTCAGTGATTTCATTTCGGCGATTCTGAGAGACTTTGATGTCTGCACACTGCCAGCCCCGAATCCGGATTGACGATACATTTTCTCTTTAACATCATTCATTCTGGTTACGTGATCATTAACCAGGGCATGAATAGTCTCGCTTCCACTCATACATACAATGCTGTTGAGATTGTATTTTTCAAGCTTTACCAGTGCCGCAGTCCAGTCCGCAGTTGTTGCGGCAGACACCGTTCCACCCGTAAAGTACTGATATTCGCTGAGATTGTCCGGTGCGGTTCTCGCCGCTGCCGAATGCAATTCCGCAGTCGCTATTCCGGTTCCGTTGATAAGCCGTATAATAGCCTCAACAATTCCTACGCAACTGAGAACTGCTGATTTTATATCAACCGCAGTCACGGCATCAAAAACGGTCGTGAGTTCATCGCTCAAACCTTCAAGTAGACACGTGTAATTTTCCTGAGTGTTGATATAGTTTATCAATGATCCTAAATCGGAATAATCAGCAAGGGTTATATCAAGATCATCTGCTGGAACGGAGGCGCAACTCGTGGTAAGCTTGGTTGCGTTGATTGTAAGTGTGGCTGTTGCGGCATCACCGGTATACCGGATAGACATCAATGGAAGAGTTACGTCATCCTGCTTCAGAACCTCAGATCCCTTATAAAGAAGCTGAATCAGTTTTCCAGTGTTCGATCCGGTACTTACTTTTACCGCTGCGGTATTACCGTCAACACCGTATTTCACCATTTCTAAATCAATAATCGCTGCGGCACTTGCGTCAAGTTCAGTTTCTGCCTTAGTCATTTTATTGACAATAATGCAATTTGCCTGGGACGGCTTATTGAATCTATCGTCTTTGTGAGGGGTGAGATAAAATTCGGCTCCGTAATAAACGTCACCTCCACCGAATACCTCAAGAGCTTGCGCCTGGCCCTGGACAACATTTATTACATCTTCGGCATCGGTAAATGCATCGTAGGGAATACCGCCTCGCGCAGCATCTCCCATTATAACAGCAAGTCCTACAACCGCGCCAGCTCCCTGGTCAGCTGGAAAAGATCGTTTGGTATATGATCCGGGAAGGATTATTTTCTGTCCGGCGAAATCATAATATTGTGCCATAACTGTTATCTCTCCGTTTACTATGTGTGGACCGGTGCCGGATAGTTATGGCGTGTTGGTCAGTTAAAATCTTATACAATTTCCTCGTTAAAGGTTTTTACGATAAAATCCCACTTCTCTTTTGTTCGTAACGGTATATTGTTTTCTCTTCGGCTATACCATGCAATTATTACTTTGTCAAGATTTCTATTGCTGGAATGATTGCTGAGATAATGGTTGAGTGTCATTCCTGCTGATCCGTCATTCTGAATTTCTACTGTCTTCTTATGTCTTCCCATTTAGTTAGATCCTGGTATTTCAAAATCTCCGTTAAAATCATGACCACTAATAACCGTATCAGTGTATATGGTATAATTATTATATGTATTCATGAAAGTCAAGTTAAATTCTGTTCCAAAAAGTACTCGCCCGAAATTAAAATTAGTAAGCCCCTTCGTAGGTTTATATTTGAAATTTTGTATTTTTGACTCATCTCCAACAAATCCTACCTGAATTTCAGCGAATATGCTTTCCAGTAGATTCCCCAATAGTAAATCAACGTCAGGTGTATCTGACCACGCACTTACGTTTATTTCCTCGTTTTTTCTCCATTCATGAATCTGTGCACGAACTGTTTCTGATGTTTTTTTTCTATATACGGAAAGTATCGATTCTATTTGAGTTTTAGTAATTAATAATTCTGTCTGAATTTCCTTGTCAGACATATTCAGTAATGATTTCAAAATTGTTTCATATTCGGAATCAACGACTTCCATGCGGAATCCCTGACCAAGTGTAAAACCTTCATCGGTTAGGCTTCCAGGTGTTACACTGATTGCCGGTATTATCCCGGACCTGAGAGAATCAGCATTTCTATTATCAGATAATTGAGCAGCCATCAATGTCACGAGCGGATGCTGTTTCGAAACATTGATTATTTCAATTTTGTCGTTAGTAAGTCCTTTTATATCACGAATTTCAAGTTCTGATTCAAGTGTCGTTATAAAATATTCGATACTTTGAATCGCGTAATCGCTGTATTTTGTAATTAGTTCCATTTAGTTAATTTATCAATTGAGCAATGTCATCTTTTGAAATTTTAGACCAGCTTTTCGCAAGCACAGTCTTCGGATATATTTTATTTTCAAGATTAAGTGGTATCGGATTGTCTTCAAAAACAATAAACGAAGGCTTGTATCCATATCTAACGGAAATAGATGATCCTATTTTCGGTTTGTTTCCTATCCATTTAATGTGACGGCCTTGAAGAATGTAATCAGTATCAAGACTGTATTGCTTTCCAAGATTATCAAGTATTACGAGATTCAATTCCTGAATCTCCATTTCGAAAAGCTTGTCAAGGTCTTTCGTGTGATTAAGAACCTCGTTTTTCCAAAGAACTGTTGCGGAAAGTATTATTAAATCACCACGGCTAATATCGATAAAAGGATAAAACGCCATCTTACATTCACCTGATGTTAAATCATGGGTGAATGTCTCATTTGGTTTTCTAGTATTAATATCAGCGGTTATTACCTGGGTAAGATCAGCATAGTAATAATTCATATACATTTTATCAGAAACTATCGGCTGCTTAGTGATGATTGTTTTACCTTCAATTGTATAATCCGTTATTTCAACTCCAGTGTCAATATTCCATATCTTTAAAACTTGTGCAATATCAGAAAACGCTATCAACGGATTACTACTCTGGTACATCGCGTTATATATTGTTCCATTTGCGTACATCAATCCATTCGAGGAATCAACCTCAAGCTTCTCATTCTCAACCTTTGTCCATCCGTCAAATGTATACGTCACTCGTTTTAATTCATATTTGACAACATTTTCTTTAAGGATTATTTCTGTATCATTAAATGAATCAACTTCAAGATCGGTTATACCTCCCTGGATTTCCGAAGTAACATTCTGAACTTTTACAACCGATAATATAGGATTATAAAATGGAAAAATCTTTTTTCCTTCTGATGGACTATTTTCGTCAACTACCATGAATCGACGTTGATTGGTATAGATATATCCGTCACCGTTACATAAATCACAGTGTATATCAGGAGATCCATGATTATTACCCATGCAATTAGGACAGGCGAGTGCCTGTTTGACCTTGCATAATTGACCGTGATTTTTTATTAGTTTCCGAAAATTATTCGGATTCCCGAAAACGGTAAGTGATAAAGATTCCCCTGTATTTGTATTCTGACCCATTATTCGACTATCCTGATCCCGGCTCCGTCTATTTTACGCGACATTTCATCCATCATTTTCAATGTGTAATCGCTGATGTTGTTCCCGAATTGTTTTCTCATTTCAACAAGTTTAGTTCTTATCTCTTTGTTTTGAGTCTCGATCATTTGCCTTCTCATTTCAATGAGTTTCCCGCTGTCAGGAATAAATGATTTACCATTTTTTTTAGTTTCATCGATCATATACTTCATCAACAACATATACGTTGCTACCGGTTTCCCATTTACAAAATATCTGCTATATTCACCTTCTCTGAACGAATTTTTCTTTGCGTCATCCAATGATTCCGCAGATTCAATTCGTATCTCGTTTTCTCCTTGCATCAATTTCTGAGTAATCATTACAGTACCCCAATGATGGTTCTGCTATATTTACTCCTATTCTGTTTCAGCCATTCCTTGATTTCTTTCTGATACTGAATAATTCTGGCTCCAAACATTGCATTTGTGGCACTCATAGTCGTCGATATACTTTCCGATACACTGTTAAGATTGACACTTTTGCTTGCAATAGCTGCGGTTCTACCGTCACCATAGATATTCATTAATGTGCAGGCCGCAATTTTCTGTATTATATTTCGGAATTCATCCGGTACATCCTGGCAATTCTCGTACCCTGTTTCATAGTCTATTAGGAAAATAGATTGCCGGTTGCTGTTGTATGGTGCGAATATATAATTCTGCCATGTCTGGATATAGGTGTTCGTCCTGGCAGTTAATTGTCGTGGTCTGAAATAACAAACACCTGTGAAATCTTTTTTAACTATTCTGTACGGCATAAGATCGACTATTGTATTCCCAAAGTAAGGATCTACGAAATTAGCACTCAGTATGTCACGTACCGGCCTGCGCCGAAGTTTTATCCTGCATTCGTGACGAGCTACGTTCACTAAATAGCTATATCCGGATTCCCGAAGATAAAGTTCTTTTAGTTGCTTCCTGTTCATCTTGGAGAAATACACGGAATCATCAAAATCTGTTCTGGTAACCACTGCCCCTGATTCATCAATTAAATTATCGTAACGGATTCTGCGTGGTAGGATGTCTATGTTAAGCTCTACTTCGAGAAATCTTGTAGCGACTCTTCCATAATCGTTAAGCATGTCGTCGGTAATACTGGCTCCATCAACTTCCGCAACCAAAGCATTTCCAAACATTTCATTATAGCGTAATTCGTCAGCAGTAACTAACAGGCCCCATTTTGGGGCCATATAGTTGCTGTCAATATCTGGATTATTAAATACAAATCCTTTTCTTGTTTCTGCCATGATTTACAGATTCCGTTTATATAGAATATAAACATAACCCGAATCATCATCAGCATTAGAAAATACCTTCACTCCGTCCGCGCCTACATATTTATAAGCATCATCGATTGTTCCAGACCGATTCACGACCTTATCAACCGCGCATACAATCGCATCAGTTATAGCAACAGGTGTGTCGGCTCCGGTTTTCAATTGCATGGTACCGCTTGTGTTAGCTCCGGAACAAATAACCACTACATCGATAATTTCAGCTCCGAGTGGAATTACTGCGTCAATTCCAGAAGTACCGGTAAGCGTAACCAGAACTTCGGAAACAAGTACGGATGATACCATGTCAGCTTTCGTCCATTCCTGCTGAAGCCGTTGCAAAACTTCTGCTATATTTGGACTGACCTGACTATCACTTTGATGTATAGTCATCTCTTGTTTCCCCCTTATTTCAGATACGCGATATATACATCTCCGCGATCAGCAGCACCGTTTGTAAAGACTTTCACGCCGTCAGCTCCAACAACATTATAAGCATCGTCGATGGTTACTGCGCGATCAATAGCCTTGTCGGTGTCGCAGGCAATCGCATCAGTGATATCTGCCGGTACTGTAGCTCCGGTTTTAACCGTTACAGTTCCAGATCCATTTGTCGAAGTACATACAACATGTACATCAATGATCTTTGCTCCAACGGGTATGTCAACATCAAGACCAGCTACCGCAGTAGCCGTTATCGACTTTTTCACAGTCCGAAGCGTAGCCGCTATTTGATCCGGACCGAAATTATCCTGAAGGTACGCCAAAGCCGCGAGATTCGGCATACCCTGACTTTCATCAAAAGTTCTTGGGTGGTCGCTCATTACATTCTCCTTGTTAATTACTCAAAATTTTACGGATCAGAGATATAGACTGGAAATAAAGTTTCTGATTTTCATCAAGATATTTAATCATATCTTTCATGAAATCAATTTCTTCATATTCAAATTCGACATCTTTTATCTCTGAATTATCATAAACCTTTACTTTAGTTGTAATCCTGTCCACCAGTTCAAGGGTTTTTAAATTCCCCTGAACTGGAAGCAGGAATTGAAATTGCATACACTCAGCTATTGTTAGCGATAGTTTCATTCCGCAAAAAACTCTTCTATGGTATACCCCTTTGCAATTGCTACATTACCGGTAATGGTAATCCCGTAATCACAACGCAGTGGGGAATGATCATTCGAGAAAGAATCAATAGCAGGAACAATCACATTCCCCTTTCCATCTGAAATGGCAACAGTACCAGATACAACATCCAGATATTCAAGGAAAAAGATTCCTTTCGGAACTAATAGAGTCTGGTTTACACCAGAGATTATTTTCGTGTTATCGAATTTTACTCTCTGGTGGTCGGTCCCGATTGGCCTATCATTCTGCGGTTGATAAATACTCATCACTTAACCTGCCTGATTAGATCGTGTTGTACCGATTTGGTGAAGTCTGCTCGACTGCGATATTCCGTATCTCTACAAGCACATTCGGTTTGTAGTACTTCGGAACACCGTACAGGTTAATGAGCCCCTGTGTAAAACGCCCGGTCTCCGCAAGGTCTGTATTATGTATCGGCAGAAGCTGTGCAAATCCGAGAACACGCTGCTCATCCGAAGTGGTTTGATCCACGACGAACATCCTTGCT